AGGTGCTGCGCGACAATCATCGCTTCAAGACGCTGGTGTGCGGGAGACGCTGGGGCAAGGACCACTTGATCAGCATCAATCTCTTGATCGAGTGCTTCTCGAAGATCTCCCCGAGGGGTCAGAAGCTCTACGCGTGGCTGAACCCCGTCTACAACCCGCAGGGCAAGGAGAGCTTTCGGATCTTCCGGCAGTTCGCCGAATCGGGAAAGCTCATAGCGAAAGACGGGGTGATCAGAACGCCGCCGATGGAGGTCACCCTCATCAATGGCGACCGGATCACGTTCTTCTCGGCCGACCAGCCGGACAACCTTCGGTCGGGGCAGTACGACGGCATCATCATCAACGAGGCCGGGCTCATAGGGGCCTTGATGGAGCTATGGGAAGGCCCTATCGCGGCGATGCTCATCGACCGCCAGGGCTGGGCATGGTTGAGCGGCACGCCCAAGGGCAAGAACGCGTTTCACAAGATCTATCTGCGCGGCCTGAACAAGGACGACAAGGACGGGCGCGTCAACATGTGGAAGAGCTTCCGATTCTCCACGTATGACAATCCCTACATCCCCGTGGAGGAATTGGATCGGCTCAAGCTCGAACTCCCCGAGGATATGTTCAATCAGGAGTTCATGGCCGAGTTCCTCGACACCGGCGGCATGGTGTTCAAGGGACTCAGCGCGATGCGTGCCCGGTCCCAGGATTGCAAGCTCCGCCCACAGGCGGCGAACTGCCGGACGGGCATCGACATCGGGCGGCATTCCGATTGGACAGTGCTCTTATCATTGGACGAGAACAACAAGGTCGTCGGGTTCGAGCGCTTCAAAGATCTTCCGTGGCACACGATGCTGATGCGGATCAAAAACTATCTCACGCGCTATCGCGGCAAGATGGTCATGGACATCGCCGGCCCCGGCGAAGTTCTTTACGAGGCCATGGCCGGCGACGGCGTGCCGATGACCGGCGTGAAGTTTTCCAACGAGCGAAAAGCCTTCATGACGCAGAATCTCGCCAGCCTGATCGAGAGCGGCGCCATGCATATACCTCCACCCACGGTCACCGCCGAAGCATCCAAGGACATCTCGTTCCTGTGGAACGAGCTTGAGGCGTTCACCTACGATATCCTGCCCACCGGCAAGGTCAGGTACTCCTCGCCGATGGGCATGTACGACGATTGCGTGACGGCGCTCATGCTGGCCGCGAGCGAGATGCCGCCGATGCTGGTGCCCGAGGACGGGCTCTATACGAGGGGTCTTGAGGCGCGGCTCAACGACATGCGCGAGCCTGGCGAAGCGAGCGATGCCTACGACGACAGCGACAGCGACAGCGACCTGGAGAACGTCGATGACCACCTCGCATGACACCGTCGAGATCTGGGGACAGCTGGTTCGTGAAACCGACGCCGCCGTGCTGTTGCGCGTCGAGGGCGGCGAGGAGATCTAGTTTCCCAAGTCGCAGGTCGAGCAGGGCTACTGCAGCGACGACGAGAACAACACATGGACGATGCCGGCATGGCTCGCCCTCAAGAAGGGAGTGATCTGATAGTGGACAATCAGCACAAGCAGATTTCCGGGTATCGCGATCTCTCGACGGAAGAGATCGCGATCATGAACAAGCTCAAGGCGTGCGAGAAGGACGTGCTCGCGCTCGTCCAGGAAGTGCACAACACACCCGGCGTCAACGCACGGTCCGCCGCCATCGCGAAGACCGAGATCCAGACCGGCTTCATGTGGGCGATCCGCGCCATCGCGCGGCCCAACGGCGAATGATCTGGCTGCGCCGCATCTTCATGTGCTGGTGGGGCGGCTGCGGCGGCGTCATCGAGTACGACCGGCGCGGTGGTACGATCTGGCGCTGTCCACGGTGCGGGAGAACGACACGTGGCAATTAACGTCAAGCTCGCGGAAGCCGGCACATTGAAGGAGCGCGTGCGCCGGCAGGTCGAGGAAGCCGACAAGATCCTCGCCGACGCCAAGGAAGCCATGCGCTGGAGCAAGACCCGGCGCCGGCCCACCATCGCGACCGACGCCGAGGGCGTCGATCACCCGTTCAAGCCATGAGCGACTTCAGCGGCTGGAGCTTCGCACTCGGTGTGATCGCCGGCGCCGGTCAGATCATGCTGTTCAACTGGCGCGAACACCGGCGCTGGCGTAAACGGATGCTTCGGCGCAACGAGTGGGGAGGCGTGTGATGTCGTGACTGCTTGACCAAGCGACTTGCGTCGCGAGGCGCGCCGACGGAACGACGGCGCGCCTTTTTCTTTGAAGCACCCGCGCCGGTCTGGGGGCTACCGCAAGCGCGCACGCCCTTGCACCGGCGCGGGGCCCTAAGCGCCCATCCCCGGGACCAACCGCCACCTGGAGGGAAACGGCGACCCCGGGGATGGAGACGTGACCACGGGGGAGGGTACTCACCCATGGAGCACGGGGCGCCGCCGGGGGAAAGTCCGGCAAAGCAAGCTTAGCCGTTTCAGAGACTTGGTGTACAGTCCCGCCGGGACATACCATCCGGAGTAGCCGCTTCATGCCGACGCGCACCGTCGATCCGTTCGCCGTGCCGGACACGGGCGATCAGTCGGATATGTCGGGATTCGTCACGCCGACGGTGCCTGGAGCCAAGTCCCTCCCTACGATCCGCGATGAAGCGCTGCCGACTCGTCGCGCGTGGGAAAGTGTCACCGACACCTTGGGCCCGCACACGCCGCCGGAAGACATCCTAGCCTTGGGCCGCCAGGAGGTCGCCCAGCAGATGGCGCAGGCCAACGCCGTGCGCGAAGAGGGAAATACCATTCGGCGCTCGTGGAACCCGCTGTCCAGCGACAAGGCCGGGCCCGACAACGAGAACGCCGCCGAGGACAAGACCGAATCCAACGAGAAGGACGATCAGCCCGGGCCCGACGCGAATTTCGGCGATTACATTTCGATCATCGGCGACGGCGATATCCCACGGTCGGCCGAAACCGTGTCCAACATGCTGACGATGTCCAAGAACGCGGCGGCGGCTTTGCCGTCCGACATCGAGCAGGACATCGTGGACTATGTCGGCGAGTGCTTCGGGCTGTCCTACGAGCACATCTCGCGGCGCTACGACACGTGGACCGAAGCCGACCAGACCCACGATCTCTATGTGCCGACCGCGACGGTCGAGGCGATGCAGGCCAGCACCAAGAAGGGCCGGCGGCGCAAGCCCCGGATCATCGATGTCATCCGCACGCCGTACTCGCGCGCGATCTGCGACGTTCGCTGCACCTACAACCTCGCGATATTCGGAGGCATGCCTGCCTTCAAGATCTATCCCGCGCGACGCACCAGTTCACGGCTCGCAGCGCGCATTATCGAGGCTGAGCTTTCCAACAATATGCGACGCGTCGGCTACGAACGTCTGCTCTACCAGATCACGCTCGATCAAAATCGTTACGGGATCTCGCCCGTAGCGACCTACTACGGTCAGGTCGGGAACATCCCGCTCAACATCGATCCGTGGTCCTACTTCCCCGATCCGCGCGTGACCCTGCAGAACGCGCACGAGGCCGACTTCGTCGGCGTGCGCACCACGGCGTCGATCAGCGCACTCTATAGACGCAAGCTCTACGCCAACCTGGAGCGCGTCGAGAAGAACCACCTGGTGATGGGCTGGGATTGCAACCGGGTTCTCAACGAGAACCAGCGCGGGACCAGGCCGGATACTCTTCGTGACGGGGGCCGTACCGAAACGCCGCAGGCCGGGTCCAAGTTCGGCCTTGGCCGGGCGCACGTGCTGAACACCATCTACGCTTACATCTCGCCGAAATGGTTCGGCATAAATGCCCCCTTCGGGCTGTACCGGATCGTGGTCGCGGACGAGAAGACCGTGATCATGTTCGATAAATCTCCGTACCCGCACGGCCAGATCCCGGTGGTGTCGGGCGCGTGCGACTGGGACGCGCACAAGATCTTCGCGAGCAGCGCCTACGAGTTGGGCGCGCCACTTCAACGCTTTCAGGATTGGCTGCTGCGCGCTCGCGTCGAGAACACCCAGAACCTGATCCGGGGCCGGATGATCGCCGATCCGACCAAGGTCATGATCGATGATATCCTCAACCCCAACACCGCCCGTCTTATTCGCGCTCTTCCTGGCGCTGATCTCAAGTCGGCCTTGCTGCCGATTGACCAGAAGGATTCGACCGCCAGCTTCTGGCAAGAAATGGATCAAGCGGCTCAGCTGCAGCAGCGGCTGCTCGCGGCCAACGACACGGCACAGGGAGTTCAGACCGACACCCAGCGCTCCGCGACCGAGATCGCAAGACTGACCTCTCTCGGTCAGCAGCGCCTGGGCACGCAGGCGCGCATGCTAAGCGCGTCGCAGATCCGGCCCATGGTTCTGCAGATGGTGTGGAACCTGCAGTACTTCGGCGTGTTCGGCGGCCAGGTCCAGCTGCCGCCGCAGTACGCCAAGATGGAGGACGGCTGGTACGAGTGGAAGCAGAAGGAAGTGCTGGGCGAGTTCGATTATCTGCTCAGCGATGGCACGCTTCCAGCCGATCCCCGCGCCAACTCCGAGAACCTGATGCGCGCGATCCGCGTCATCGGCGAAACC